CTATTGCTTGAGTTTGCGGAACTTCTCTAATTATTACAACTGTTTCACCAGAAGCAGGAGTGTTACCAGATGTGAAAGTAATTGAACCTCCACTAGCATCACCTGCACCAGCTACTGTATAATGTGTAGTTAAAGTTTTAACAGTTTCAACACCTGTGCTATTAACTCTAATAATTACCTGTAAATCTGTGTCAGCAAATATTTTATATCCATAGGCAAACTCGGTTGTACTACCATTACCGGAGTAGGAATTTTTTACTGTTGTGCTTGATACTGTCATATTATCTTACCTATATACTATTTCTTTTGTTGTTCAACATCTTTAATAATTTCTAAACCTTTTTGAGCTAAACCAATTCTTACTTTATAAAGATCATCTATTAAATCTCTTTTTTCTTCTGGAGTAAATAATGTACCATCATCTTTCATTTTAGCATTATATATAACCTTTATATCTTTTGATACTTGTTTCATACCTTTTTCTATCTCTATAACCGCTTCTATATCAAAATCAACTTTTTGTATTTCTTTTAAATATCCTTCGGTATTTCCAGTTTTAAGCAAATAATCTACTGTATTCATTATGGTTTTATAATCTTTTGTTTTATTATAAAATTGTTGTATTGAATTAGAATAACCATAAACATCTTTAGCTTGAAATACTCTAATACCCGGTATTTTTGTTAATGGATCAGCAGGTCTAATTGGGTCATCTATAATACCACCTTTAATTGCTATAGCATTAATAGCATCTTTAGCCATTCTACCAACAGAACCAAAATAAGAATCATATATATTTTCTACATATATTGGGTTTGCAAAATAGTTATCTGCTCCAACCATAGTTGCTAAATTTTCTGATAATGCTTTTATAGTTGGATTTGTATACTCTGTTGAATAATAAGAGTTAAGCATATCTTTTGGAGCATCTGCAGGTAGTATTGGAGCTTCTCTAAATATACTATAGTTAAATAAATTTTCTATAAAAGGTCTTAAAAAAGTTGGAATTGGAGTATATCCTTTTGCGTGTTCTAAAGTAAATTCTTTTACATAACTCATAAAATCTTGTTTTTCATTTGTTCTTAAATAATCTAAAACTTTTTCAGTAAGGTTAGAAAAAAAAGTACCTACCTCAAATCCTTTTGGAAAAAAAACTCCTTTACCATTTACTTTTGCATAATATTTATTGTTTTTAATATAGTCTGGAAGTTCTTGATAATCTTTATCAAGTTCTCCATCTTCATCTACAAGAGAATTGTAAGCCATAAAAGTTGGTAATGATACAGCTATTGCAATCATACTTAAAAATTTTGTAGGTCTATCTCTAAATGCTTCGTATGCTTTTACAGACCCTTGTATTCTAGCATTAAAAAATGGAACACCTTTATTAATTCTTGCACCGGCAGTTCCTTTTTTTGCATAATCTAATAAATCTCTTGCTTCAAACCCAGCTCTTTGTAAAGCATCTCTTTCTGATAGACCTTTTTTTTTAGCTACTTTATAAACTTTTTCACTCATAGCAACCCTAGTAGCTTCCTCTGAAATTTCAGTTAAATATCTAAACTGTCCTAATATTGGTGTTGAATATTCATTTCTCATTACACCTTTATTTAGTATTGCGTGAGCATCTGCGTCAAACATTGTTCTATCTACTGATCTTAAAGTAGATTGTGCTCCACCATTTTTTAAAAATCTTTTATAGGCTTTTGTTGCTCTTTTAGGGTCTTTGTAGACAACATGAAATATTCCTTTAATTGAATCTACAATAGGAATCCAACCTATTTTAGACAAAAAAGTTGCGTTCATTGTATCTTTAAAAAAATTTGGCAAAGCAAAATCTGGAGTTACGATTGCACCTGTTCTTAAAAATCTAGTTGGTGCTGTTAAAAATTTTACTACAAAATTCATACTTGGATTATCCATAACTCTAAAAGCAGTAACTAAATCTTCACCAACTTCCCAAACTTCATATTTACCAGTTTTTGTATTTCTTAAAGAAATAGAATTACCATCTGGATAAACAGCTTCTTGCCTAAATATTGAAAGTTCTTCAACACCTTTGTTTGAAAGTTTATCTAAAGTTTCTTTATCAAAAAATTTTTCTAATTCTTTTCTTTGAACTGTAATTGGTTTTAAATTACCTTTTTTCTTTTTTATCCATTTAAGTGCTTCGGGATCTTTTTTTTGAGCTTCTAAAACAGTATTAATAAAATCATTTTTAGTTTTATTAAGTTCTGTCATTCTTACAATATAGTCTGTATTTTTAACAATACTTTCTAATGGGTCTATAATTTTTACTTTTGATCCTTTTAATCTTTTAAATGGATTACTTGATCCTTTAATAAAACCAGATTCTCCGGGTTTAGGAAGTTCTCTAGCCATAGGCATATAGTTTTTATTAATTTCTCTAAATGCGTTGTAAGATTCTTTGGTTATAAGTCCACCATCATAAGCATATTTTAAAACACCATCCTGTAAATAAGTATCTACTTTTTTAGCTGCTTTTTCATAAGTAATCATCTTACCTGTGTCTGGGTCTTTAACTTTTTTATTTGTATATTTTTTTAAAAAAATTTCTGCATTAGGAATATCAACACCAGATTCCTTACCTCTTTTAGCAAGAGTTACTGCGTGTCTATTTGTTAAATAAGTGCTGAATAAAGCTGTTTCAGTTTTACTATCTTTTACAAATGGTTTTACAATAGACATAAGAGATGGTCCATTTTCAGCTAATGTTTTAAAATCAAGAGTTCCAAACTCAATAAAGTGTGCTGATCTTCCTTGCATACCTTCTTGTAATCTTAATAGTTCGTATGTGTTTAATTTTTCAATACCTGTTTTAGTTTTAATATTAAGTTCTCTTAATGCTTCTAGTACAGGATATTTTTGATCTATTGCTTTAATTACAAATTTTCTTTTTGTAGTTTTAGACGCATCTTTTACAGATTGTGTAATTTGTTCTTTTGTAATTGGCATTTTGTTTATTTCAAAAGAAATATTTTCTGCTGCTTTATTTGCAATAGGATCTTCAAATTTTGGTTTAGTTGTAACCTCTATTTCTTCTTTTGGTATTTCTATTTTTTTAGCATCTTTTATTTCATAAGCTCTAACTGTTACATTGTTTGATAATACATCTTCTCTTACTGTTCTATTTTTTGATAAATCTAAAGCTACATCTGTAGGTTTTTTTCCATAATCAATAAAAATTTGTTTTGATTTTTTTTGTGCTTTTCCTTTTGGCAATCTAATATTAAATATAGAAAACAATAAAGCAGTAGATGCAAACTCTCCTTTATCTGGTATCTCTTCATCTAATATTAAACCTGTGCCTTGATAACCAGTTATTTGAGCTGCAGTTCTTGATATGTAATTAGAAGCTAAAGTTTTACCACCCGGAATTTTTAACATGGGTAAGGCAAGGGATGCAGAAAATTTCGCACCTTCTTTAACACCTTCCATTAAAGTTTCTTCTAATAATATTTTCATAACATCAGATGGTTTTCCTTCATCTTGATTTTCTAAAACTTTTAATAAAGTTGCTCTAGTTGTTGTGGGTATCATTGCTCCTGTAAATCCAGCACCTAATTTACCTGCTGGTAGACCAACAACAGCACTTCCAGCATAAATAGGAGAATCAATAGCAAGTGTACCTAATGTTGAAAGAAACTCCTCTGTCCAAGTATAATCATCTGGCTTTGGCATTTTTAATGCTTCTGGAGTACCTTCGCCTTTTGCAGCTCTCTTACTTAAATTCCAAAGATTGTTTCCTAATATTTGTTCAGCTATATAATCTCCATCAAATTTTTTTCCTATTACAGTTTCTTTAATATCTTTTACGGCTTGTTTAACTGGCTTACCTCTATTTAAGTTTGATTGATATAGCATCTCATCTTCTGGAATAACTATATCTTGTGATAAATAATCTTTAGTTATTTTATTAACATAATCTTTAATAACTTTAGTATCTGGTTCAAATTTAAAATCATCAGAAATTTCTTGATTAGTAAAACCAGCTTCTTGAAGTTGTTTTACTTTATCTTGTTTCCAACCTGTTATTTCTGCTTGAGTAAATCCACCTTTTTGTAATAATTTTTGCTGCTCATTTAAGTTCATATTATTTACTTATCAATTTTTTGTATTCTCTCTAAATACTGACTTGGCGTTTCTTCTTCAAGTCTTTTAAATTTATTATTAACTAACTTGGGTTCTTGTTCTTGAGCAAAACTTAAAAGAGCATCTCTTACATTTGATTTAGTTGGAGCATAATCTAATATATCTTTAGCAATATAATTATCAGATAATGAATCTAATAATTTTGCTACTGGTATATTTTGTTTTAATCCTTCAACAAATCTGCTATACATATCTTGTCTAAAAGAGCTTAATCTATTATTATAATTCTTATCAAAATATTTTGAAGTTGTTGATCCTTCAATTAAAGGAACAACCTTATCTATAAAATTAAAAAATTGTTTATTAGTTTTATTTAACTCTGGATTTTGTTGTGCTTCAAAAATATTATTAAAAAAATTATCATCATTTAAATTAATAGAACCATCTCCAACTCTTTCAGTAATACTTTTTGATTCTTTTTCTCCTGATAATTTAAATTTTTCAAATGGATTTTTTATTTCATTATTTAAAATTTTATTAATAATTTTATCATTTACTAAATAGTTATTATCTAAACTTATTTCATTATTAATAACTTTATTATTTAAATTATTAATTTGATCATCATATTCTTTATTACCTGTATAATATTCATTAATTTGATCTGGATTTATTCCAAAATATTTATCAGCTTCAGCACCTCTTAAAGCTGCTGCAACTTTTTTTTTAGATTTTATTAATTGTGTATTGGTTGCAAATTCTACAACTTTACCTTGAAAGGTTGCTATTTGTCTTAATTCTTTTCTTAAATCTTCTCTTGCTTCTCCTTTAATATTTGGATAATTTTTATCATCACCTAATAAAGTTAATGCTCCAAAAGCATTATCAATAGCAATTTTTTTAACCATTTGTGTTTCAATAAGAGATGGTAATTTTTCTTTATAAAGTTTAAGGTCTTTTGTACCAATAATTCCATCATCAACTAAACCTTGATAATCTTCTTCTACAGATTTAGCTAAAATATCAAATTCAAATTTACTTCCAGAAGAAATAGCTGCCGCTATTTTTGATTTTACTTTTTGATCTACTTGAGCAACTCTAGTAGTAACTAAATTGTCTCTTGTTCTTTTTAAAATATTATTAACATAAACACTTTTGTTTGAAGAGAAATTGATACTAAAAAGATCTCCTGCATTTCTATTGGGTGCTTTTGCTTTATATTTATTTTGTATAGATTCAAATTTTTGATTAAAATAATCTATACCTTCTTGTGGTGTATTTTTTAATTCTGCTTCTTCAGCTGCATTAAAAACCTCAACAGTTGCATCTGCATTTAATTCACCAGCTTGTACTTTAGTTTCAATTTCTTTTTCTTTTATATAATAATCTTCAGCAGCTTTACCTAATGGTCTTAATGCTGCTCCAACAGTTTGACTTAAAGGTATTTTAATATTAGATACAACACTAGCAGCTTGTGCTGTAGGTCTAGCTTCGGATCTAAATGTAGGTATTTTAGGCATTATTTATTCCTTGATCTATTAGAAGATTTAGATTGTAGTCTTAAATTACTTTTACTATTGTTTCTTGGGTTTCTATCCTTGTGATCCACATCTCTACCTAATATACTGTTACCATATTTTTTTTTCATAATTCTTCTTGCACCATTTCTACCAGCTCTATCTTTTTTTTGCTTTGTTGTAGAGTGATAATTTTTATATTCTGATTTATAATTTCTCATTATCCAGCAGTTCCTATTCTAAGTAAACTTTCTCCAGCTCTTGCATAAGAGCCAAGTGCAGCAATTCTACCTTCTCTTTTAGCAATTACTCCTTGTATTCTTGCAAAGTTTGCTTGTTCTATTTTTTGTGATTGAGCAACTTGAGAATTATATTCCATTACATCTTTTTGTATTTCTGCTTGTTCAGCATTATATCTTAAAATATTTAAAGCACTTCCAGACAATTCTACACCAGATTTTAATGTAGCTACTTTTGTTTCTCCTGTTAGTTGTTCAAATTGTTGATCAAATTTAACAATGTCAAATTCAGTTTGTTTTTTTATTGCTTCAGCTTCTTGTTCTTTTACAACAGCATTTCTATTAGCAACTTGTTGATTATATTTACCAAGTGCAGATTGTTGTTTTCCTGCTTGTATATCAAATACAAAACCCATTAAAATATCCTCGCATACATATATTGATCAGAACCATCAAAACCAAATTTTCTCATTAAACCTTCGCTCTCCAAACCTAACCACTCTGCAAATCTTTTACCTTGAGCAAAATCTTTTCTAATTGCAGTTTGAACTCTTTTTATATTATGTTCTTTAGCAACTCTAGCAAAATCTTTTTTAATTGCTTTAGCTACACCTAAAGGATGTTTCCACATATCACTTGATG